CTTCGCAAGGCCTCTCACCACGTTGGCCTCATCCAGACCAGTCACGATCTGACGCTCAAACTCTTCCGGCACAAGGTAACCGCCGTCTGCCTGCACGCCCTCGGAAAGGACGTTGTGGACAAGTCTCTTACCACGGAGATGAGCTCCGAAGTCTTCCTTGTACGCATTGGAAGCGCGCCCGGACTTTTCCTCCACCTGCTTTGCCGGTCTTCCGGTAAGCGGAGTGTTTATAGGCTGATTCAGCGCCGCCTCCCTTGCCTCGGCTCTCTGCTGACGGTCGATTGCCGCAGTCAGATCCTCAATCTCCTGCTCCATACGGCTGTAAGTCGCGTTATCCTCCGCAGACAGAACGCCGTTCTCGTTCTCGTGGGTATCCACAAAGTTCTTTGCGGTCTCCCATACCTTCGCTCTCTTCTCGATCATATCTTTGATAGTCATAACTCGATTCCTCCTTAAATGAATCTCTTGATAAAATTCAAGCGTTCCCTGATCTCATCACAGGAACGCCCGTTATCCGTTGTCTGTTCAGTTGCTGCACCGTTCTCCGGTGCCTTGATGTGACACTTCGCTGCGATCTTATCCATCAGCGAATTGGTCACCGCCGCCCTGGAATAGAGCATCGACACTTCCGGTGCTTCCAGATCTTCGCCCTCCGATGCATCCGCCCTCTGCAGCACATCATCCGCAAATCCCAACTCCACCGCCTTGTGCGCGTCCATCCAGGTCTCCGCATCCATCAAGTGTGATATCTTCGTCCTGCTCATGCCGGTCTTGATCTCATAAGCATTCATGATGGATTCCTTCACTTCAGCCAGCATGTTGATCGCCTTCTGCATCTCCGCCGTATCGCCAAAAGCGATTGTCGCCGGATTGTGGATCATCATCATGCTCACAGGACTCATAAGCACCTTCGTCCCTGCCATCGCGATCACGCTTGCCGCCGATGCCGCAATGCCATCGATCTTCACCGTGACATCGCCCTTATAGTCCATCAGCATGTTGTAGATCTGAGCCGCCGCCACGCAGTCACCGCCCGGACTGTTGATCCAGACCGTGATGTTCCCTGTCCCTGCATTCAGCTCATCTCTAAAAAGAGCCGGTGTGACATCATCGTCAAACCAGCTCTCTTCTGCTATGGTTCCGTTAAGGAAAAGCACTCTTTCATTGACCTCTTCGCCTGAAGCCTGGTCTCTGATCTTCCTGCTTTTCCAGTTCCAAAACTTCTTCATCGGAATTTTCCTCCTTCCCGTTTCCGTCCGCCGCAAATATCCCGGCATCCTCCAGCTTCGTCATGTTTCCATTGATCAGGTACAGATCACCGCCCTGTTCCGCCGGGATCCTATCAAGGTTTTCCAGCTCACGGATATCATTGGCAGACATCCATCCGTTCTGTCTGGCTGTCGCATAGCCGTTCATCCTGCTCTGGTAATCACCCCTGAGCAGACCGTCCACATTGAACTTGAAGAAGTATTTCTTCTTCTCATCCGGAGTCAGCAAGGCTCTCACCATTGCCTGCTCCCAACGGCTCACCCAGGGATCCAGCGTATACTTCACAAACTCCAGCGACTGCTGCTCAATGTTGTTGAAGCTGGATTTCTCCAAATCTCCGATCATATGAGGCGGCACACGGAAGATCCTTGCAATCTCATCGATCTGGAACTTCCTTGTCTCCAGGAACTGGGCCTGCTCCGGTGAAATGGAAATCGGCGTATACTTCATGCCTTCTTCCAAAACAGCAATCTTATTGGCATTGCCGCTTCCTCCGAAGGTCGCCTGCCAGCTTTCCCTCACCTTGCTCGGATCCTTGATGGTTCCCGGATGCTCCAGCACACCGGAAGGAGCCGCGCCGTTCGCAAAGAACTTGCTGCCGTATTCTTCCGTGGCAATCGCCAGACCGATAGCATTCTTCGCCATCGCGATCGGTGAATACCCGACCAAGCCATCGAACCCTAATCCTGGAATGTGCAGCACATCATGAGGCTGAAGCCTTACCGTCCTTCCAACCTTGTCCGTACCCTTCCTGCCGTCCACATCATCCGAATCGTAAACGGTGTATTCGTAATAAAGCCGTCCATGCTCATCACGGTCCACCTTCATCCGATCCGGCATCAGCGGATACAAAGCTACGACTTCACCCTTGCCGTTGCGGATGATCTGCGAATACGCATTTCCCCACAGAAGCAGGTGAGTCATCAATGTCTCCCTAAAAATGAAGGAAGTCATCTCCGGATTCGGCTCATCATGGAGCAAAAAATAAAGCGGATGTTCCACCGCTTTCTCCTTACCGCCATCATCGGTATATCTGTAAAATTGTAATGGCAGGCTTGCCACCGCCTCTGACAGGATCCTCACGCAGCAGTACACCGCCGTCATCTGCATTGCAGAACGTTCTGTCACGTACTTGCCGCTTGCAGTTCCGCCAAGAAAGAAGCTGTAGCTACTTCCTGCTGTTCTGTCCGTGGGCTTATCCCTGCTCCGAAATAAACCGCTCAGTATTCCCATCGCAATTCCCTCCTATCACTACAGCACCAGCAAGCCACGGTCATCATAAACGCTTCCCTGTTGTTCACCCTGATTTCGGATGCACCGGTCAAGCGCCATGATTGCAGCCACAATGCCATCAATCTTTTCTTTCGATCTTGCCTTCGTCACTTTTATGTTTCCGGCAGGATCTGTATCAACCACCACGTTACCGGCCATCCATCTGAGTACCGGATGCCCGCCGTGAATGATCTGTCCTTCCATAAGCAGCCTGTAGAAATCCTTCGTCGGACCCGACATGCTTGCAAAACCCTGTCCGAACGGAACCATCGTGAATCCGTCCCCTTCAAGGTTCTGGATCATCTGCGTTGCGTTCCATCTGTCCACGGCAATCTCCAGAATGTGATACTTTTCAGCCAATTCATTGATAAAATGCTCAATGAAATCGTAGTGGATCACATTGCCTTCGGTCGATAACAGGTACCCTTGCTTCTCCCAAACATCGTAAGGAACAGATGCAGCCTTCACTCGCTGTGGTATTGTTTCTTCCGGAACCCAGAAAAACGGAAGAAGAATGTACTTCTCATCTGTATCCCTTGGCGGAAACATTAGTACCAGCGCCGTAATATCGCCCGTGCTGGATAGATCCAGACCGGCGTAACAGTCACGACCTTCAAGAGCATCCATGTCGATCTCATCGTTGCCCTTCATGAATATCGCATCCGGTATCCATGCCACAGTACTTGAAACCCACATATTAAGCCTCAGCCATTTGAAGGTGATCTCATCTGCCGGATTCTGCTTTGCTTCTCGGTATGCATCCCTGAGTCTTTCGATATCCACCGTATATCCCAGAGAAGGATTTACCTTGTACCAGTTGGCTTCGTCCTCCCAGTCCTCATCATCCTTCAGTCCATAGACCACAGGATAAAAAGTCGGATCCACTCGCCTGCCTTCCAGAATATCCAGTGCCTTCGTATGAAGCTCGAAAGCAATGGAATGTCTGTCCGTGCCTGCCGTAGTTATGATGAAGTGCAAAGGATTCTGTCTTGCATCAGAAGAACCCTTTGTCAGTACGTCATATAGCTGCCGGTTCGGCTGTGTGTGAATCTCATCAAACACAAGCCCTGATACTGAAAATCCATGCTTACCCCCGACCTCTGCACTGAGCACCTGGTAATATCCCGAATTTCCATAGTTCACTATTCTCTTTGTTGCCGTCATCAGCTTCGACCGTTTCAGAAGCGCCGGTGACATCTCAACCATCTGCCTTGCCACATCGAAAACAATGCTGGCCTGCTGCCGATCAGCTGCAGCACCATATACTTCCGCAGATGGTTCGTTATCCGCATATAAAAGATAAAGAGCGACAGCTGCTGCCAATTCGCTCTTTCCTACCTTCTTGCATATTTCCACAAATGCTGTCCGGAACTGCCGGTTCCCGTCAGGCTTGACGATCCCGAAGATATCCCGGATCAGTTGTTCCTGCCAGGGCAATAGCCAGAATCGTTTACCCGCCCATTTGCCTTTGGTGTGGCAAAGGTTCTCGATAAACTTTACAGCCCTGTCAGCCTTCGCTTTATCATAATGAGATGTTTCCAGCATGAACTTTGACGGCTTGTAATTCTTCAGCTTAGGATAACCTGCAGGTCTTCTCTCCGCCATTAAGCCTCACCTCCAAGGATCGCCTCCATCTCATCTTCATCATCCTTACCGATACCGGATGCGGCCATGATCCTCGATCTCGCCGAAGGAGTCAGACCGAACTCGGATGCCGCTTGCATCATAAGCCGCTGTTCCGTATTACAGATCGCAACCCACGGATTCGGTCTCTGCATTCCGTTCTCCGTCTCATAGGTAGCACCCTCGGAATCAATATGTTCCTGAGCTTCCTTCCATCTTGCGTAAGACTGGCAATATGCAGCAAACGCCGATCTGTCGATCTCCGTCAAAACGCCCATCTGGTTCAGCTTTTCACTGAGCCTTTGCCACTCTTCCCTCGCATCCGGGAGCAGCCACTTCGGACAGTCGGGCATTCCCTTACCCGGAACCGGTTCTTTTGTGTTCAGTTTTCTCTTACCCGGATTGCCTTCCAGCTTTTTCACAGCTGTAGGCTTCGGCTTTCTTCCAGCCATAGAGCATCGCCCTCCTTCCTTTCAGATTTTCACTTTTCATTTCGCGATTTTGCACGCGTGACCCCCGCGCCGTTCCCTGGGAGTCTTACGTGTAGAGATTTCACCACCCCCTACCCGCGACGGTTCCCCCAGTAGTCCCCTCTCTTCGCGTGTATCTGTGAGTGACACGACTTGCACAGCGCGATCAGATTACTACGATCATGTGTGCCACCTTCACTCAATGGCTTCTTATGGTGTATCTCTTCTGTAGGCACGATGATTCCTCGATCAAAACACAGCTCACAGAACGGATGCTCCGCAGCATACTTGTCACGGATCCTCTTCCATGCACGGCCATATCTTTTCTTCGTGGCTTTATCTCTGCCGTACTTTTCATAGTTACTGTTGACC